GAAGGTTGTGCCATGGTTAGTTACCTCAATCGAAGTTAGAGGTGTTGGTGGCGCGCACGATGCCGAGGTTCTTCAGCTCGTACACCTTCGACCAGTTAGCAACCGTTTCCAGCTGAGCGCGAGTTGGGTTGGCAGTAGTCACCGCCCACTTAGCACCAACGGGGTGGTAGCAGTAGTGCAGGTCGATCGACATGGCATCGCTCTTGGCGAGGATGTCACGATCGGTTTCGGTCTGCATCGCCATTTGCTCACCGCTGGCAACAGCACCTTGGGTGAAGAAATAGGTGGCGTATTCGGTCGAAGAGCCGCTGCCATCGGTCTGCACATCGTCAGACACGATCACGCGCAGACCCATGTAGGTCGGCACGCTCACGGGACCGTAGGCACCGGCAATGCTGCCGCCAACGAAGTCAGTGACGCTAGAGGTCAGACGTGCGTCTGTCTCGGTCACGTAGTCGATGGCCTTGCGCTCAACGAGGTCGTAATAGACCTTGGAGTGCATGGCAACAGCGGCCAGCTTGTCGCCTTGATCGCCCAGCAGGCTGCGGGCTTCGGCAACGTGACGGGGGCTCAGAGTGGTGGGGGTATCACCAGACTCGCCATCAATGGTCAGGCCAAAGAAGGCAGCAGAGCTGGAGGTAGAACCCAGGCTGCCGAACACACCGCCAAGGCAGGACAGCAGATCCTTCTGGCGCTGGTTAGCGATGTAGTCAGCGATCTTGGCGCCGATGGCGGCCATGGGATCGGAACCAGCAGCAAGAGCAGCGAGGTCTCTGCTTTCGAAGGCACGCCCGCGGTGCAAAATGACGCCAACTTGTTTGTCGGCTTGAATCTTGCCAGGGGTGAGGCTGGTGCTATCGGTCAGCACCTCGAAATCGCCGGAAAGGTTGGCTTTCCAGAAGGGAACGTTGATGAAATCACCGCCCTCGGTGGCATTCAGCTCCGCCAGAGGCTGCACCACGCCGCTAGCCAGGAAGGCATCGCGCTGAGTGGTTTGCTCAATGACGTAAGGAGTAAATACCTCGGGGATGATGATGTCAGAGCGAAGGGTCGCCATGACTAATCCTCAAAAAGGGTTTACGGATGTGGGCGCAGCCCTAGGCTCTATGTGGCGCAGCCATCACGAGCAGACACTCAAATACTAACGGTTGGCTGCTGCTTTCATCCGATCGTATAGATCGCGATCTGTGCGGAACAACCGCGACTGCTCAGTGAGATTGAATGTCTCGCGGCTGAATGGATTAGCCATGCCTGATGGGATAGCGCCATTGCTGCCACCGGTTGGTGCACCGCTGCCTTGCGGCTTGGGTTGCTTCTGCATCCATGCAGGCAATGTCTTGGCCCATTCAGCGACAGGCTTGCGTTCGTAGCCGTCCACAACGACCACAGTGCCATCCGCCTCGCGTTGGATTGCATCAGGCGACAGCTTGGTCTTGAGCACAAGATCAGGATCGTGCACAATCTCAGCCAATGCCGTAACTGCTGGCGTGACCAGCTCTAACTCACGGACGCGTGACTCAAGCTCTGTGATGCGCTGGTCCTTCTCCGCCGTCGCCTCACGGAACTGCTGCTCCAAAGCCTGCCGGGCTTCTTGATACTTGCCTTGGGATTCGAGTTGCTGTTGCTCGTAGTTGCGCTTGAACTCCAGCAGTTCATCGACGTTGACCCCATCAGGCGCCTTGGACTTTTTGGCTGCACGCAACTCCGCAATCAACTCTTGATTCTTGCGTTCTAATGCTTCAATACTGCGCTGCAACGCTTCAGCTTCAACCCCAGTAGTCGCAGACTCTTGGGCTTGTTGTTCATCAGACCTGGATAAGCCGCAGGCTTAATTACGCTCTAAGGCTATCACTTACGCTTGCGTTTTTTGGCAGTCTTGGCCGCCGCTTTGAAAGCAGCAGCAGTGGGCCGGCCCTCTTCACCTTTACGTGCCATGCGCTCTTTGCTGCCAGCTTCAATGCGCTTGCGTTTAGCGGCAATGTTGGCGTATAGGCCAGGCTTCTTAGCCATCACTTCTTACCCTTGCGTGACTTGCCGGCTTTTGCGAGCGCGATTGCTACCGCTTGCTTTTGCGGCTTGCCTTTTTTCATCTCGGTTTTGATGTTGGCTGATACTACAGCCTGCGACTTGCCCCGTTTCAGTGGCATCGCGCCATTCCTCAATACCTGTTAACAGTGTAGAGCCATCTGCTGTTGCCCAGCCCTTGTCGGTGTAGATAGCTGGCACCCATGCCTCGCCATGCAGGGCTTCTACGGGATCACTTGAAATGAAGTAGATGCCAGCATTCTGAAAATGACGGAGGCTAGGCAGGTCCATATCGTGCGCGAAGCTGATCTAAGGTTAGCTCTGAACCGTCATCACGGACTAGCTTGGCGATGGCGTCAGTCGGGCCATACTTGTCGGCAAGCCGGTTGAAGTACGGCACTTTGTTGGCACCCAATGCCTTGGCCTTAGTTTCAAGATCTTGCTTTGCTAGCCACTGCCCATAGGTTTGATCCGCTGGCACCTGACCACCTGCTGATGCACGCTTTGCTGGTGGTGGCGGGATGAATCCCAGCTCGTCGTAGTCGATCACCGGCACTGTCGTGCTGCGGCAGTTATGGGTTAGGATGCCATTGGCCCAGTAGGTGCCGCTTTCTGTTTCAAAGTTGTAGACATGCCCACTAAATGGTTCCCGCCCAACCCAGGTGACATCGACCTGATCATTGCCGCCTACGACGATGGCATTGGTATTCGCGGCATCGCCGAGCAATTCAACGTCTCGCCACGTCCCATAGAGCGGATCGTCCTTGAATCCGGGCGCAAGCTCAGGAATCGAAGCGAGCAGCAATTTGCCCGCATGGGTCGCGCTACATTTGCTGAGCGCAAGGCATTGGCCGCCGCTGCTCATGCCGCCAAGCGTGGTCGCCCCAATAGCGAGACTGCTCAACTCAAAATGGCTGCCGCTCGATGTCGCAGGGTTGGCCCGCTCGAAGCTGCCGTCTTGGAGAGTCTTGAGCAAGCCGGGATTGACTGCGAACAGCAGTTCCCGATCGGCAAGTACAACTGCGACTTGCTTTGCAAGATCGACCCTTGGACTACCACTCCCAGCATCGCCGTGGAAGTCTGGGGCGGTGGTTGGCACTTTCACGGAAAACACCGTGACAGATTTCCGGAACGCACTAAATACATCCTCGGCAGTGGCTACAGCGTCGCGTTCTTGGCAATCATGAACGAGTTCACTTGGAACGATAGAGCGGCTGAAAATCTGATCACCCACCTTGATGCTTTGAGCAGGCTGCCAGCCGGCATTTGTCAATATCGGATGATTTGGGGTGACTCTGACTACGTGACCATCGGCGGTCTTAATGACGTAGAGAAAGCCCTCATAACGCCGACGGTAAACCGCCGCAATCCTGCCACGGGGCGCTACGAGCGCGTCCCCAGGTAAGCAGTTGAAGTGCTGCGGCGGAGTCGGACCTTTGCCATATTCAAACTCGCGGCCATCCAATGCACGGCAAATGCTGCTGGTGCGGGTATCCAGTGTTGCCACATAGCGATACTTTTTAGTGATGTCTTGATTGGCTTCATATACCTGCTGACTAGCTGCATTGGCTACTTGGTTGATACTGGTGCGCACAAGGCTAACAATCTGATTGTCGGCAACTGCTGTTGCTTGGCCGCCTGCTGCAACTAGCTGCTTCACGGTCTTGGCTTCTTCGCCAAATTCAAGATTGCCAACCAGTCGCTTAGCGATAGCTGGTGTTGGCTCACCAGTCAGCAATCCTTGCCGCACAACCTGCGAAAACCGCTCAGCCTGGTCGACGGCAATACCGCGAAATGCCTTGGTGACCACTTCGCCATTGGGTAATGTGATCGTGGCACCTTGCGCTGCTGTGAGGCTGTAGGTCTGCGGTGAGCCGTACGCTGCGGCGAACAAATTATCGCTCAAGGTCACCACATTGATCTGCGTTGGGTCGGTGGTGACGACCGACTGCGCAAATTGCGGACTGATCTCAACGGTGCGCACTGCATCACGTGCACCTGCTGGCAATGCACGCCGCAGTTGATCGGCAACAAACTCAGATTGCAGTTCCGCAATGCCTTGCAGCTCTAATGCAGTCAGCTCCGTTGCATCACCTGCCCATGTTGCCAAGCTGTCTTTGAGTTGCGCAAGGATTGCACGCAGCCGTGCCGCCTTGACTGGTGCCGCTAGATCATCAATGGTGCGCAGTTGATTAGCAGCATCAACGATGATGTCGTTGTAGGCATTGATGACACGCCGCGCAACGCTATTGCTATAGCGGTTTAGGTCAATCGCATTGCGATATAGCGCTTCTGGTGTGCTCATCGTTCAATGCCAAGATCTTCCGGTTGATATCCGCTGCGGATGCTGACATTAGCGCCGCGGTTTAATGCAGTGGTGATCAATGCAGCAAACGCGTCGTAACCGTTCTGACCATCTTCGTACAAGATGGTTTCATCCACTTCATCTGGCCTGCCTTCTTTGTACCAACTAATGCGCACGATGGCTAGAACCTCTTCCGGCAAAGCGCTGACGTGATAATCAAGCTCTTGTCTCCTGGGTTTCTTCGGTTCCATCCAGATCATCAGGTCCACTAAGCGATCGGTTACCCAGTCCAGCAGGTTGTAGATCAAGACCCGCATTAGCCGTAGCCTCAAGCTCCTCATCTACGTTAAAGTCATCGCCTAGCACGTCGCCTTCGGCAAGCTCACGCAGTAATGTTTCTTGCGTGATTGTGCCTGCGGTGTAAAGCTGCAGCAGTGCTTGGATCTCCTGCGGTTCAAGGCGTGTACCAAGGAAGTCACGGTTGACGTAGCTGCTGCCAGCAGATGTGTTGTTGCCGATGTACTGCGCATGAAACCGTAGGCAGTTGTCGATCATGTCCTGCACATTCTGCGCAATCACCATCATGGTGCTATCGCCTTGACTGCGATCAATGCGCTTTGCTTCTGCAGTCTCTGCCGATAGCTTCTGGCCAAGCACAGCCGATAACCCTAGCTCATTGATCTGCAATGCAAGCTGCTCAAGCCTGCGGAACTGATAATCAAAGCTGCGGCCAGCAGGCTCGATATATTCTGCGCGACCATCAGCGGGGAATGCGATTGCCTCGCCTGGCCCAGCACTGACTTCCTCTGCTGCAGACGGGAAGCCGTAGAACGCCAGCATCGGCACAGCGCTGATGTGGAGTTGATTGTCTAGATCGCTCTGAATCTGATATGCCTTCAGGTTTAGCTCAGCGATGTCTTCCAGCGGCGGCCGTGACTCCATAAAGCCATGACGCTGCGCATAGGCAACTGAAAATGGAATCTCGCTGAGGCTGGTGCGGCCTTCATCGACAACCTGGAAGTCGCCGTTGTCTTGCTTCTGATGCAGCTGGAATTCACCTGGCGTCAGCACGCGGATCTGCTCGACTGCTTTTTCGCCGAAATCACCGTCAGGCACGGTGACCGTCTCGGCCAACCGCAACTGCGTCAATACCTGTCGGCCTTCCTGCTGCTCAGCGCGCCAGCCAAGGATTTGCCGTGGCGTGTAGCTCACCCAATAGGGTCGACCGCCATCAGCAGGTGCATCCACCAGTACACCAACGTGGCCATAACGGACCATCTTGCGCGTGGTTTCATAGGTCCAAACGTTGAGGTCATTGCCTTGTAGGTCAACATCAAACAATTGCTCGCGGATTACATCTGCCGTGTCATCAAGCCGTACGGGCTTACGCGTCAACATGCCAGCCAGCATCCGCTCTAGGCGTTGATAGAACGGCGGGCATACGCTGCGTGCTAGGCGGTTGTCGTAGGACTCATCTAGCTCACGCGGCTCCTGCGGCAGGTAACGGCGATGCTTGCGACGCATCCCATAGGTGCCTTGCAGCAGATCTTCAATCAGGATCCAATGCGGCTCTTGCGCGTACCATGCCGTGTTGGCATCTTGCACGCGAGTAACGCGGCGCTGCGCAATAGGCCGGTCGTATGCATTAAAGCCGGTGTACATTACAGCGCCGCAGTCATAGGTGCAGTTTAAGCAGCAGTCAGCGTGATGCTGTTGCGGCCAATCTTGATGTCAAACTCAGCGCCGGGTTCGTATCCCATTTCACGCAGGTAACCATCACCGATTTGCAGCTTGCCGTTGAATTGCACCTTGGCTTTGTAGGTCAAGCCGCGGCCACGCTTGGCAGTCTTGCCGTTGAGGTCAAGCCCTTTGGCTTCTAGCAGTGCCTCATAGAACTGCGTGAATGCGACGCGATCCTTGACGACATAGCCGCAAGCGCGTACCAATTCAGACTTTGGCATGTCGCCCAGTTCTTTGACCTTGGCGAGTAGTTCAGCACCCTTGAGCATGGGTAGATGTAATAGTTGGCGGAATCAATATAGTCTGATGCCTGTGCTACGGCCAGCACCTGCGTGTAATGGGTTGAATTCACGCCAGACCAAGTAGCCGAGCGCGTCGTTCATGTGGTCATGGCCGGCATCCTTGTCCGGGTCGCCCTTGTCGGTGTAGCACTGCAGCTCTAAGCATTCGATCAGTCGCTTGCAGCGCTGGTGGATGGTGAGCCTGACCTGACCTTTACCGTTCTCCAGCAAAGCTTGAACAGAAGCCACGCGATCACGGACGGGAGGATTTGCGCGTGGTGACTGGTTTGACATGCCGTAGGACTCCAGGATCTGGATGTCGGTCT